AAATCCGACAGCCTGATAAGTGAAATTTCTATCAATCGAAGCATTTGATGAATTTTTAAAGTGAACAGTAAAACCCGTTCCAGATACACTAGACACTTCAAAGTAATCTCCTGATGCCATATTCTGTGCATTAATACCAATAGAGGGCAAATTAGTATTTGCTCCCAGAATAGAAGATGTACCAACAAAAAACGGGTGGGTAAAGGTAATAGCTTTAGCTCCTGCTCCGCTTGCTGTTAAATTACCTTGTTCTGTCCTTCTCTGTAAAGATGCTGTATAGCCTAACTGAGAAACCTTTATATCTTGTCCTATATCATTACTTATCAGATTTGCTTTAAATTTAAATCCTCTGCCTTTATATGTTCCATTTGCAAAAGTTTGAAACGCAGTGTATGTAGGAGAACCAGATCCAGGATTATCCTGTGTAACTGATATTTGCATCTCTGCATTTACATCTAGTGCTGTTGTACCATCAAAATCTGTAATATCATCAATCAAACCTCTAGCATCAAATAAATCTGATGGGAAAAATCCTTCAGTAAGAAAATGTCGTTTGAAATCTACACTAAATACAGCACCTAAATCTAAGAAAGAACTACCAGCAGCACCACCAAATTCATAACTACCAGTTGGTGAAATACCACCAGAATCATCTATTGACGCTTCAGTATCAAAGTTAGTTATTGCATCAAATAAACCAGTACCAGCTAAATTCAAACTATTTGTTACAGCATCAAAAGAAACATTAGTTTTTGTTCCTTGAAATTTAGGATTATCTTGATCTTCTCTTCTTGTTAATGCTATTAAGGGAGCTTGATTATCGGGTAAATCTATAATTACACTTGTTTCACCAGCACATAATCTTCCGCCATCATCTTGGAATTTTAAAATGTATTCTCCTTCAAGATATGGAACTTCCGCAGTTGTTGTATTACCAGCTAATGCTTGAATCAAATCAGTACTATTTTCAAAAGTTGCACTTCCGTCTGTGACAGGAGAATGTCTTACAAAAACACGACCACCATGAGTAACGTCAACATCAGTAGATAAATTCCAACGTAATCTTACTA